TCCCATGATTTGAAACAACATGGGATACATTTACCTTCTGGATGTGCTTCTGATTTTAGATATCCTGGATAATGTTTAACATAATTACCATTATTATCTTCATGATTTTTTGAAGTAAATTCAAATACACCTGCCCCAGGTGGTATTTTTTTTGCTTTAGCAGGAATTATTGTACCATATTTACCTGACTTAGCTTGCTCTTCTGTTAAACTAATATTATTTTTAAAACTCCAATATCTGGGACAAATATACCAAAACTTTTTATTTGGATCACTTCCATATTTTATAGCTTGATCATATGAACCTGGTTGTTCTAGATCTATTTTATCTTTTTCTTCATCAGTTAAAATAACTGGTTGTCTTCTTACATTCCATGGACACATTCTTGAATATGCATTAAATTTACCTTCATTATCTGTTAAAAATAAGCTAGGATCTCTTTCTTGCATTCTTATAAAAAATGGATTAGGATTTGTTAAACTAACACCTGTCATATCTGTTTCTAGATCATCATCTCCACCCCCTTTTTTTGGGGATTGTGATTTTTCTGATAATACTAATGGTGATATTGTCTCTTCATCAGATGAATTTATATTACTATTTATTTCATTACCTATTACTATATCTTGATTTCCATCTTTTTGTTCTACCATATCATCTGACTCTATTACTGGTGATGGAACATCATCTTCATCATTATCTTCTTGTTCTACCATATCATCTGGCTCTATTACTGGTGATGGAACATCATCTTTATCATTATCTTCTTGTTCTACCATATCATCTGGATCTATTACTGGTGATGGAACATCATCTTCATCATTATCTTCTTTTTCTACCATATCATCTGGCTCTATTACTGGTGATGGAACATCATCTTTATCATTATCTTCTTTTTCTACCATATCATCTGGCTCTATTACTGGTGATGGAACATCATCTTTATCATTATCTTCTTTTTCTACCATATCATCTGCTACTATAATAGGTGATACATCATCATCTATATCTTCTTGTTCTTCTGTTTCATTACCCAAAATAATTTCCTCACCTAATATAATTTCATTTTCAAGATTATCATCATCTTCATCATCATTATCCATTAAAATATCAAACATATTTAATTGTTTATCATCATCAGGATCTAAATCTTCAAATTGTAATTCATTAGCAATAATAGTTAACTGTTTATTTTCCATTAAAGGTTGTTCTACAGGAGCAATAATTTCTTGTACTTCTTCTATTTTTTTTGCTTCTTTATCTGAACATAATTTTTTAATTTTTTGTTGGACAATAGTTGTACTAGTAGGATCTTGACTAATACGAAGTAATGTATCAATATAAATTGGTATAGTATTTAAATATTGAATATTATTTATTCCAACAACTTTAATAATAAGAATATTATTAAATTTTTCTCTCATCATAGTAGTTAAAAAACCTGGATTATTTTTTATTTTTAATTTCCGTGTTTGAAAAGCATCCTGAACAACTTGCAATGAACTTACAAATGAAGCTAATTTTTGTCTAGCTTGTGTTTCGGTGATACCATAATTACTAATTAATCCTTGAATTATTTCTAATTCTCTACTTCCATTATTTAACAGTTCAATAATAAATGCTTCTTGACTATCCATTTCATTATAATTTGCTACTCTTTTAAATCTCATGATAATTCCAGTATCTAAATCATCACTTACCAAACTAAAAATACTTGATAAACATCCAATAATATTTTTAATATTTAATTTTTTTTCAATAGGAATATGTATATTATATTCTAGTTGAACTATTTCAATATTTTCATCCATAATTGAATTAAAATTATAAATTTTGTATCCACTTTGGGATAAGAAATCTTTTACAATATTAATAATAGGATTTACCGCATCTTTTAAAATTAAATTTATAGAATTAACATCCAAACTAGTATTTAATTGTATATTTATAATAATATTACCATTATTTTCAAATGTACATGTAATAGGTAGTAAATTATCATTGTAATAATATTCAATATATGTTGTAATCGATGTTCTAGTACCTAATGTACGCATAAGTTTTAAAATAGTAGCTTTATTTAAGTAAGGAATTTTTTTCCCATTAGTAGCAATAGAATTACTATATAATCTATATATATTTTCTTGCCGTCTAGCAGGATTATATTTTATAAAAGGAATAGCTTTTGTAGCATGTATTAATTTAAAAATAATATCTAATGGTAAATTAAATTCATATTCATGGTGAATTACAAGTTCTAAATTTTTAATACCTATTTCTTTATAGTCAAGTTCTTTTGTTCTATTATTAAAAATTTCATAAAATAAATTAATATTATTAATATTTTTTTGTAAATTACTTGTTAACATTTTTTCTGTTTCTACTTTAAGTTTTTCTCTATTAGAATTTAATTGTTCAAGATTATTAATATTATTTTCTAACAAATATGGATAATAAATTTTAATAGTACTTTCTTGTGATAAATTATTAGATATAGCATATTCTAATACATCATTAGCAAGACATAAATATATCATATTATTATAAACATTTCCTGTACTCATTAATAAATTTTTATTAGTAGTAGTTGTTAATTCTTCAACAAATTTTTCTAAAAAAACATCATATATAATTACATTAAAAGGATTTACTGTATATGGATAATTTCTCTCTACAGCAATAAATTTTTGTCCTATGGCTTTAGATATTAAAAATTCTTGGTTATCTAAACCAAGTGAGAGAATATCATCATAATCATAAAAATCTTTATTTTCTAAATTATCAATATTAGTATCATTAATATTTAATAAAAATTGTATTAATCTATCTTTTGTTAATTCAATTTTGCCATTTTGAGTTAAATTTTCATATACAGATACAGATTTTAATTGTTCAAAATATTGGGCAAATAAATAAATTTCATTAAAAGAATTAATTTCTGGAATCGATATTAATAATTTTTTTTTAATAATTTCAATAGTATCATCTAGATGTAGTTCATCTTTTAGAAATACAATTTCTATATTGTTATTTTTAATATCAACTAATTCCTCTTTTGAAAAAATATCAGAAAATATTTTATTATTAGAATCAGTTATAAATAATTTGTTTATTTCGTCAATATTATCTTCTACTAATCTTATTCCAAAATAAACATAAATTTTTACAACTAAATTATTTTTTGTATATCCTACTTTATATATTTCAGACATATGTATATAAAATTATACATATTATTATTTTATATGAAGTACAAATTAGTTGTCGCAATGTCAATTAATAGAGGAATTGGATTAAATAATAAATTACCTTGGAACATTAAAGAAGATTTAAAATATTTTTCTAAATTAACAAAAGGAAATGGTAATAATGCTATTGTAATGGGGAAAAATACATGGTATAGTTTGGGTTCAAAGCCTCTACCATCGAGAGATAATCTAATATTAACATCATCAAATAATAATATTAACGGTGAAAACTATAAATTTTTTAATAATATAAATAATTTACTAGAATATTGTAAAAATAAAGCATATAATACAGTATGGATTATAGGTGGAAGTAGTATTTATCAACAATTTTTAAATTTAAATCTTATAGAAGAATGTTCAATCACTATAATAGATAAAATTATTCACTGTGATACATTTTTTCCTATATTAGATGATAATTTCTGGTTTTTAAATAAAAGTTGTAATTTAGAAACATCTTTAGATTATAAAGTAACTATTAATAATTTTATTAAAAAAGATAAATATTTTACAAAAGGAACAAGAGTAATATATACAAGTAAAGATGGATCAAAATGTAAAGCTATAATAAAAGATATACATTATGATATTAAAGAACTATATTATACTATACAATTAGATAATATGAGAGAATTAAATACAGAATTTAAAAGATTAAGTAAAAGTTAATGATCAAATAAAGGATTATCTGTAATATTCATACCACAATATTTTTGTGGTTTTTTTTTATAATCAACTGGTTTATATATATTAATATTAATAGCTTCTTTTAATAAAAATTTAAAATTATCCCAAAATTCTTCTGTATGACCAACTGATTCGGTAGCAATATGTGCAAGTTCATGAATGGCAACAAAAGTTAATGTATTTAAATCTATTAATTTTGAAATACCTTTTTTTTCAACATCTAAACAAAAAGCTAGTTTTTCTCCCTTATTTTGACTATATGCAGTATGTATACTTGTTGGTAAAGTTTCAACAATTTTTTTTGGGTTATATCCAGCTACCAATCTCTGAACATTACTTCTATCTGGATATTTTTGTTTAACAGAAGCTACTAATTTTTGTAAATTAATATTTACTTTAGCTAATAAATTTGCTGCCAATTCTAATTTACGTCTATCTCTAACACAATATTTTTTACCATCAACATCTGAAATTATACATTTTAAATTAAAAAGATCAGATTCTTGATAAATTCGTAAACAAATTAATATTATTAATCCTAATAAAACATATCCAAAAAAATTCATTTTCATATACATTTTAATAATATTATTTCTTTTTGTAATAAATATATTGTGTAATAACTTTAAACATTAAATAACTGATTGCCATTATTAATAATGATCCTAACATTTGTAAAAAATTATTAAATAAAAACATTAATATATTACTTTTATAACGATAATTTACAAAAAAATTACTAGACATTATAATAAAAGCTAGTAACAATGAATGTTGTATTATGGTAGTTAAAAATATATCATCTTTTAAAAGTAAATTATTTTTATTATTTAATTTACTATCACCCATTAAAAACAATGTTAAAATAAACATTACATAAACAATTGAATATGCTCTATAAATTATTAATTGAGATTGTTTTTCATTAAAGGTTTGTTGAGAATCAAGACATCTATAATTTACTTTTGCTATACTACCTGAATCTCTTTCATCCTGAGTTAAACTTGCTGGACCATGAACACATATACCATAGTATGGGTCTAAATTTGCTATTCTACCAGAGGATACCTCATTATTAGTATTAATTATTTCATTTATAAAATATAATATTGGATATATAGAAATTACTATAAAGAATACTAAAAAATCTTGTGGTTCTCCAATATCATACATAACTTTGGTATGAACTGTATATAAATAAATTATTAATCCTATCCAATATATAATTGATGCATAAGATATTATATTATGTATAAATGGGTGATACCACATTAAATTCCAGTATTTTCTACGTAAAAGATTAGGATGTTCTTTTATATTATTAATTGCAGTGTTATTTTTTATTTGATTTTTTGTTTCATTATTCATAATAATATATATTATTATTTATATTATTCTATAAATAATGAAGTGATTCCAATAGAAATACCTAAAATTAACATTCGTCTTTTTATAAAAGTAGAATTATTTAATGATATAATATCATATGAGTTAATAATACTTGATGTAGCTATTAAAATAATTATTAATGATAACATTCCCCATTGAATAATTTTTAAATTAACATCATTATTTGAGCGAGATTTATATATTTGCCAAGTAATAATAATAACAGCTAAATAATATGCTGTTGTAGCTAATAAATTAATATATTCTGAATTATAAAATACATTTCTTTGTCTTCCTGAATTAAATCTAGACATGCGAAGATCAGTATAACAACTATTATGATTACTTGCATCTGTATATAAATTATCATCAGCTGTATTAGAACAATTAATATCCTCACCAGATATATAATCTATTAAATTCATAGGCAGTATATTTCCTTTTGCAACTTTATCTAAATATACTGTTGCAGGATAAATATATCCATTTTCTTTATTATTTTTATTATATACAATAGGATCTTTCGTTTTCATATCATTGTCTAATAATATTTTATAATCTCCTTTTGCTTTTCTATTTATAAATTTATCAGGATCATTAATTGGTTCTTTATACTCTGGATCTATTATTTGTGGAGTGACAGATAAATATGGTTTAATACTTGGAGTTAATATACTTATATTAGAATAGGTATTTATTAACCAAGTATCTATTAATATTATAATTAAACCTATAGAAAATCCTATAAAAGTAGCAAATATATTTTTATTTTCATATG